CTTCTGGTAACGAGCAGATGCAAGAGAAGGAACATGCGAGAAGTTGATTGCTTCCCATTCCTTAGCGCACATCTTGCTTTCAACAACGTTGGTCAGACCAACAAGTAGCTTACGATACTGTTTCGGAGACACTTCAAGGAAGCGAGTCAGTTCAACAGCGATCGGACCTTTACGAGGCATCCACTTAGCGCAGAGACCATCCTTGTTAGCGAGTGCTTCACGAATGAATGCAAACGCCTTCTGACGGTTGGTTGGATCCTTGTAGGTGAACAGGTCATCCCAACGTCCCAGTTCAGGAACCTTGGACATAAGCTTACCAGCTAGAGTTGGGTCGGTAGCCTCTAGCGCAGAGAGCAGGTTACGGAAGGTAGCGCGTTCACCAGCACCACCACGAATATCACGTGCCCAGAGGAGCATGCGAAGAGTCAGATCCTGGTTTTCAACCAGAGATGCAACAAACTGCTTGGTGATATCAGTACCACGAGCGGAACCGATTAGACCGAACAGATCGAGAACAGGAGACTTAGAAGTGGCACGTGCCTTCATACCGTTTGCAGTACGAGCAGGAGCTTTAGCCTGAGCCTTCTTAACAGCGTTTACAAAAGACATAGTGTATTCCTTTCAGGTTGGATTTACGGATTCGAACCGTTAAGTTTGTTTTTCAAGACAAATTGGGAACCATTCCCGGTTGTTAGTTGCTGAAACCAACCTATGGTTTCAATAGTTTAATTGTCAGGATCGCGCCTTGCGGCCTAGGTTTGATTACAAGTCAAATGCTCTACTGAGCGGTGAGATGCTGTAACGATCCTATGTATTGCTTCGTTCACATCGTAAATACAGTATAAACTGATTCTCTACAGATGTAAATAGAAATATGATGTGGTTTTAAAGTTTTTATATTGTTAATAAAGTAAACTATTTATACTTCGTATACTATTATAACAACTCCGTTGCCGCCTCTGCCAGATTTCACTGCGCTTTCGGTTGCTACTCCTCCGCTTCCAGCTCCATATGTAGGAGATCCCGAAGCACCGCTTCTGTTTCCATTAGACGCATCAAAACTAAGAATAGACGGTCCTATGAATGGTTGGGACCTATTGCTTGCATAAGTCGCAATTGCAGGATACGCACCATATCCTGAAACTTTAATACCAGCTGTAGTCGAGTCTGTCGTGGAACTTGCAGCTGTACCGGCATTAGAACTTAAAAATCTTGGTGCACCACCACCAGCCGCAGATGTACGTGGGTTGCTTCCACTTACGCTAAATGCTCCGCCAGCGCCACCTGCAAGATTTGCAGTATTACCGCCAGACGCGGATCCACCGGCACCACCAGCCCCAGAAGTTCCAGAACCCCCGCCCGATGTTGATTGAGAGCCAACTCCACCACCACCACCTCCAGCAGACATATTCAAGCCCAGTCCCACAAAGCTAGACCCGCTTCCAGAATTTCCACTTATAGCTCTTTGCTCAGCTGTCACACCGACTCCAGCGCCGCCATTCCCAATAGTAATATTGGCGGAACCTGAAGTTCCACCTGCTATGACGCTGTATGCTACACCACCAGCGCCTCCGCCACCACCCCCAGCTACACCGTCGGTGTTACCATAAGTACCAACGTTTCTTGCTGGCCAACCCATACCGCCAGAACCACCAGCGCCAACTACAAATATATGAATAAACCTTGCATTTCTTGCAGGTCTCCACCCTGTTCTAGAAGATGTGATTCTTTCAAGTACAACGGAAGTTTTACCGTAAAAGTCGCTAACGGATATTCTACCGCTAGTTGGTATTCCGCCCGCTGCGCCATAATATTCGCTCAAAGAAGTTGGATTTGTACCGCCAAATTCTGCTAATATTTCTGATAAACTTAATGGACTTCCGCTAGGTTTAATTGTCATCTTATCACCTTATGATCACGTACTAAAAGATATACCTGATTCTTAGGAGTCTTCTTTATACAGCTGACAGAATAATTGTTTTCAATTGATATATCTATTATTTTTCTAGAACCAGTCCATTCATCTAAGTCTACTAGATTATCAAACTCTCTATTGTCAATTAAATTTAAATCGGAATCGTATCTTTCTATATTTGACGTATTTCTATCTACGAAACGATAAACTTTTGTCTCGTATATGACACCATCATTTGAATAATAACCCATGAGGTCTATACCCCCACCCAAATAGTTGGTGTATAACCTAACTTTATCAGTATTTAAACTTTCAAGTTCTACATAAAATTTAGTAGATTTTTTTTCTAAGTAATCGTTGTGTATTTTTTCTGGAACTTTTTCGACGAGTGTTGAAAAAGCGTCAAAGGAATTTAAAACTAAGCATATGCTTTCTCCGCTTTCTCGGATAGAAAAACCAAGTTCAATGACGCTGTTTTTTACTTGGTCGCTTAAACCAATTAAACTATCATTTATTTCGTAAAAATGTTCTACATTCATAATAGATTCCTATCTTTGTATTCATATAATATTGCAATAGATCCGCAATCACATATGAGAGATTCACAACTATTTATAAAGAAGCATCAGCAGAAACCTTTTTCGCAATAACTTTATGCAACCCGGGATTTACGACTAGAGCCTTTTGTAGGATCTCGTGGCGAATAAAGTTTCGCATGTAGCGAGTGTCTTCGTTTGATGTATCCTCTACCCAAGGAACGGAATGACTCCTGCACCAGTTTACGAACTCTGCCTTTCTGTTGAGCAGAAACGGGCGAATTACATTTTGGTTCGAATATGGAATGATCTTACCTTCGCCATGAAGGCTTGACCAGATCCAAGTCTCAACACAGTCGTCAAGGTGATGGCACGTTACAACCGGTTTATCATTTTCATGAAAGAAACTGTATCTCTCGTTTCGCCAGAATTCTTCTTGAGACTCATCTTTCCTTTTGATGCGCGAAATGTTTCCAACTTCAATCGTAAGAGTAGTACCATACGAATAGTCTAGCCTAAATTCGCTATTCTTTGTTCTGATATATTTCTTAAGAAAGTCAAGAGCTACACTCGAAGTTTCGGTGTCGTGGTCAAAAAACAAAATGTTTACATTATGGTTCCGAAGAAGAAAGTCTACGACGGCCATAGAATCAACACCACCGGAACAGGCGACGTTAATGTCTCTAGGAAGCTTTCCTTGAATCTTAATCAAGTTATTCTCCTAGAAAGAATTTGTCTTCTTCTGCTTGTTCGAGTAGATGACGAACGAATTCTAGATATTCTTCGATAGTAAGATCCATTTTATTCTCCTTTGATTTCTGCGAGAGTGGTGCGGCGTTCGGCCATAGCTCTACGCAACTCAGAGGAAGCTGCTCGAGCCTGATCATATCCTTGCCGATGTGCAGCTACTACTAAATTTGATTGTTCAATCAGTTCTTCGTCAGTCATTAGTTCGTTTCCTCTTTATACAGCGAAGGTAGTCCTGCAACATCTTCTGGAGCAGTGCTACCAGGTTCAGTGTGGCGACTAATGAAGTGAGTATCGTTGATAGAACCTTCAAGCTCCAGCACCCATTCATCTGTGCTTTTGCGGTACCATATTTTGCCAGTGATTGGATATACGTTAACCATTAGTTCGTTTCCTCAAAGAAGGTTTCGATGATAGCACCACCAAACACGATTACAACCAAAAAGATAACGGGGATGATTGCAGCAGTCATGTTCTTTCCTTTATTAGATAGCGTTTGCAACTTCGATGCGTTCAGCCCATACACGAGTAGGGCTACCATAACCAAACTCTATACAGTCACGGCGAGCGCGAGCCAAACCGGAAGCTTCATCCCGACACCAAGTAAAGGCACGGATGATCTCACCCGTAGCAGTCTCAACAAAGATAATAAATCGAGGGACGTACATCTGAAGTTCTCCTTTTCGATAATTCAAACTACACTGATTCTAAATGAATGTCAACCGATTTCTTTATCAGAAACTCTTTTTCTTAATCCACTGGAACTAAACTTATGGTCTCGTTTGTTGAAATGAATACGAATACCACGGCGTTTGCAGATCTCACGACCTGTGAAATCCTTGTCTCGATACTCCTCTCCGAGGATCCTAACATTGATAGGATAGAGTTCTAGGATATCCTCGAGGTCTTTTTCTGTCTGATAGACTACGATCTCGTCTACGTACTTGACTGCAGCTAGCTGTACATATCTCTCTACGATAGATTGTATCGGTGAGTTCTTTTCCTGTCTGTCAACTGAAGGATCTACCTGAAGCGCACAGAGCAAATGATCGCACTGATCCTTTGCTTCTCTCAACATCATTATATGGCCTGCGTGTAGTAGATCAAAAGTAGAAGCAACGATACCAATATTCAATCACCAATCTCCTTTAAAAGATCAAACGTATGCTGCCAGTCTCTAACGTGAAATGTCTTGCTAGGGTACCTTAGTTTAGAACCAAGTGGATAGTCGTTACCCATCTTATCCATTCTATCTCCGAAGAAGTATAGAACATCAGTGACATGAAAGTCTGTAAGGATCTGAGACTTGTCGCATCCTTTTGGATAGATGTCTAGGCCGGTCTCACCACCTATGCTCGTATGAAGTTGCGGAAACAGAGTGTTCAGCTTCTTTGCAAACTTTTCTCTTTCTTTGGTCTTTTCGTCCCACTCTACATAGGCTTTTCTATCAGACTTACTTGCGTTACGGCCAACTACACTAAAGTTCAGAGTGCCAGGTCTATGCTCTATATGTTTTCCAGTTCTGATAATAAACTTGCTGATAGAAAGAAACAATTCTAGAGTTGACAGAAGATCTTCTTTGGCTTGCCAGACACTAGTCGACCTGCGACGACCATCTATCCACATGTCGTTTCCAGAACATGCATAGACGCGAACAGCCTGATGAAGAATGCCGTCTCCTAGCTGTTCTTGAGTCTTTTTATAATCCGAGCCGGTAACGATATATACTTCATTGCGAGTACAGAAATCTAAGAACCAAGGCTCGAAGCTTTCGTCTATTCGACTTCTGCTCGGAGTCAGAGTACCATCAACGTCAAATATATATTTTCTCATTACATACGCCCTATCCAGTGTGTACAGTTATCACAGGGATCATCAAACATTAATGCCAAATACGACAGCTTTGGTAGGACCATGTCGTATCCTCTCTTTGATGTATAACTATATTTATCACTCCATTATAAATAGAAGGTACACCACTTCTATGAAAATGTCAACGGATAATGCGATGATACCAAATTTTATGTCTCCTTTAGAGTTCGTAGTTTCAGTAAAGAGACTACCGAATGTTCAGTTCTTCACGCAATCCGTAAGCATTCCAGGTGTGTCGTTACAATTTATAGAACAACCAAACCCGTTCAAACCTATCCCAATTCCTGGTGATAAGATATCATACGGTGATCTACCTCTCAGCTTCATTATAGACGAGTCTATGAGTAACTACATAGAAGTCTTCAATTGGATGAAGGGTATCACATTTCCAGACAATTACGATCAGTACAAAGATCTTAAAAACAGTGAGTACGGAATACTCACTGACATATCCATTGTAGTCATGAACAGTCATAAGAATCCAAATATAGAAATACAATTCCAAGACTGTTTCCCCGTGAGTTTATCAGATGTGACGCTTGATACTACACAGACAGATATTGTGTATCCTCAAGCTACGGTGACGTTTACCTTTAAAAGCTTCACAATAACTCAACTATAAGGAAAGATTAAATGTTCGAATACAGATGTGCCATCCTCGGGGTGGTCGATGGAGATACGGTTGATGTTGACATTGACCTAGGTTTTGGAGTATGGTTAAGAAATGAAAGAGTTCGCATTATGGGTATCGATACACCTGAGAGCAGAACTTCTAATGAAGTTGAGAAACTATTTGGCCTAGCCGCAAAGAAAAGATTGGCCGAGATACTTGGAGAAAAAGCTATTCTTAGAACTCAGAAACCAGGAAAGAGCGACGAAAAGTTCGGAAGAATTCTTGGAGACTTCGTAATAGGCGAAAAGACTGCCGCTGGGATGCTCATAGAAGAAGGACACGCAGTTCCATACTTTGGAGATGCAAAACAAAATGTTCAAGATGAGCATGCGATCAACAGAGAAAAGATTCTCAACCTCGGCCTAGTTAATCGCGAAGAGTACGAGAAGACACTAATAAAAGAGTCAAAAGAAACATAAAGGAGAAGACATGTCTCACATATGTTATAAGATGGCTAATTTAGCTTCGATTGCTTACCTAGATGGTGCTGAAGCAAAACCAAAAATAAAAGAACTTGGCTACACAGGTCATAAGTTCTTCGAAAAAAATGGCGCTCAATGTCATGCAGTATGGAATAAAGAAGAGTACGTTCTTGCTTTTAGAGGAACAGAACCGACTGAACTTTCAGATCTTCTTGCTGACTTAAACGCTATTCCTCGTAGTTCTATGACTTATGGTCTAGTTCATTCTGGCTTTCGCGGAGAAGTAGATAAACTTTGGGATGCATTAGTAGCTCACCAAGTCAAACACGAAGGTAAAAGATTCTACATTACTGGACACTCGCTTGGCGGAGCTATGGCTACGATAGCTACTTCTCGTTTCGAAGAATATACTAAGGTAGAACTATTAACGACTTTTGGGTCGCCTCGCGTAGGAACTCGTAAGTTCGTTAAGAATATTGAAACCAAACACATGAGATTTGTTAATAATAACGATCTCGTAACTAAAGTTCCATTATTCTTAATGGGATATAAGCATCACGGTACTCTTCAATATATTAACTTCTACGGTAACATTCGTAAGCTTACAACGTGGCAAATGGTTAAAGATAAATGGCGTGGTTGGAAATCCGGCGTTCTAGATGGAGCAAAAGATCACGGCATGGATAACTATGTAAGATGCACGGAGAAAATGGAATGATGGAAACTATCAACGCAATGTTTGGAGATACTCTCTGGATTTATACAGCAATAGCTGGTGCGCTTATCGGCGCAGCATTTCTTGCGTGGTTTAAAGAAACTAGAGCTGGCATCTGGGGTTATGCTTTTTTTGATAAGACATTGGATTATCTTGTTAATCGCTGGGGCTGGACCTGGCTGCAAGAGCCTCCGGAAGCTTGGAGAAAAAAGTATCCAAAGATGACTAAGAAGATAGATGAATTAGAAATGAGATTAGATAAGCTTGAGTCTAAAAAGCGTAGTTGACATTTTAACACTTTTGTGATAGAATGGTAATTATTTTATAGAATGGAGAAGTGCCAAGTGGACATTGAAGAGATTAATCAGATGTGGGCTCAGGACTGCAAGATCGACGAAGCGAATTTGTTTCGCGAGTCGGCTCGCATTCCTGAGCTTCATAATAAGTACTACAACCTATTCTATAAAGAAATTCTTAGAGTAAAAAAGCTCAAGGCCGATCTCATCGAACTCGAAAAAGCTAAGACTGAATATTATAGTGGAAGCATGGATGAGTTGGAACTCAAAGAGAGAGGATGGAAACCATTCGCTCTAAAGGTTCTTAAGAACGATATGGAACGATACGTTCAGAGCGATCGTGAAGTCATACAACTCAGCCTTAAGATCTCTCTATACGAGGAGAGAGGCAAGTATCTAGAGAATATTGTCCGTCAGATAAATAATAGAAATTATATTATAAAAAATATGGTTGATTGGGCTAAGTTTCAATCCGGTGGGGGATAATGACTGATATAGTGAGAGTTGAGAGTCTTAATGATGTACACATGAAAGTACTAGCGGACCCAAGCGTTCGCCAAGAAATCA